GGAATTGCTGGCGCTGGTTCGTCTGCGCTTGCGTGCCCAGGCCTGCGAGGCCGGTCGATGCATTGATCAGCGAATTGACGTTCGCTTGGTTGGCTCCCTGGTTGGCGATCTGCGCGTTTTGGTTGTTGGTGATGTCGTACTCGGCTCCTTGCTGCGCTTGGGTGTAGTTCGCCTGGTTGAGCTGAGCCGCCATCTGGCCGATGTTTTGCGCGCCCTGCGCCTGGGCGACGCCCTGCTGGATGCCCTGCCGCGAGCCGCCGAAGGCGTTGGCCGAGTTCGCCTGATTGGCCGCTTGGTTTTGGCTCAGGGCGTTTTGCTGCTGCATGATCGGCAGCGTCGCGTTGATGACGCTCTGCGTGTACGGGTTCTCGTAGGACGAGAGATTGGTCCCCGACAACGTCTGCGGCGTCACCTGCGTCGCGGGCGTCCCGGCCGCCGTGAGATAGCCAGCCTGCGCGGCGTTGTACTGATCGGCGCCAGCGGCTCCCGACGTGGCCGCCAAATTCCACGCCTGCTGCGTCTGCGGGCCGATGTCAGCGACCTGCTGGCCCTGGTACTGGGTCAGCGGCTTATTCGCGATGTTCTGGGCCAGCGCATAATTCTGCTGCGCCGCCTGATTGACCCACGGCGGCAATTGCGTCTGGCTGACGTTCGACTGGCTCGATTGCTGGTCGGTGGAACCGGAACTGCCCATCGTCAGAGTTCCTTCACGTAGACGAAGTTTTTCGCCACCGGCCGCCATCCATGGTCCCGAATGAATGGCATCCAGCCGCGCCGCCCATAGGCGCGGATCAGCGAGATGTCTTGGCTCTCGGCGAAGCGCAAAGCCTCGGCGTGGAGCGTCTCCGCGTCCTCCAGGTCGCCGACGGCGGCGAGGAAGTCGAGGGCCTTGGCGCGCGGGTAGCAATTGACCTGCGTCACCAACATCGAGTTGCGGTGCGCGAACGACTGCATGCGTCCGTCGTCGAGCCGCTCCAGGATGTCGGCGAGATTATACACCGATCCCATGCGGTCGAGGACGCGCGCGAGCTTCTGCTCGTAGCCGATCATGGCTGGCCGCCTCCGAGCGCGACCGGCGTCGCGACGATTGCCCCGGCGGTGGTGACCTGGATCATAAACACCTTCGGCGTCGTTCCCGCAGGCGCGTCGGAGGCCTGCACCAAGACGCCAGGGAGAGCTTGCGAGCCTGCGAGCGTGTCGGCGAAGCGGTGTCGGCACCACAGCGAGAAATTGCGCAGGTAGTTCGACAGCGTGTTCGAAACGTCTGGCATGTTGGGAAGATCGGGCGGCGGTTGGACGGTGCGCGGCGTCGGCTGATTGGCGGCCATTACCGATCTCCTCTCGCGACGCTGTCGATGAGATGCTGGCCGACGGTGACCGGCAAGACTTGCGGCCCGGCGAGCGCGATGCGCAGCCGAATGTCGCGGCCGGTCGTGCGCAGATCGACGTAGCCGTCATCGCGCACAGGCACGGGCGTGGTTTGGAGTTCGGGAGGCCCGGTCGAGCGCGAAATGCGGTAGAACAGCGAATAAAGAAGGTTGGTCACGTCACCGTCGATGTCGGGCATCATCTGCTTGACGGTCGTGAGCAGGACGCCCGAATTGAGGTTCAGGTCGAACGTCTCGGCCCAAGGCAATTCAACGTCTGCCGGATAGACGTTGCCCGCTTCATGTTCGAAGGCGATGAGGCCGTCGGCCATGATCGTGTGCGCCGCGTAAGTCGCGGTGATCCCGGCCGAACGCGGCATGCGCGCCTGCCCCCACCAGCCCTCTTTGTAATTGTAGATTGCCGCGCGCGTGTTTCCAGGCTGGCTGTCCTGCGGGAAAAACCACCAAAACTCGCTATAGTTGGCGACATGCACCGCGCATGCCTGGAAGCGCACGTTCAGTAGATCGATGTCGTCATCGATCCAGGGGCGAACCATGCACGCGATAGGCGCGATGGACGTGCCATCGAATGAGAATGTGCCTTGCTGCGAGAACCACAGCGCGAGGCCCGATGTCGCGACGGCCGATTGCGGCGACCACGGCGTGCAGCCTTCCGCAAGCTCGACGTAATTGTAGATGTACGGCGAGCCGAGGAACGTCGAGACATAGGTTTTTTTGGCCGTCCACAGGAGGACGCCAGTGCGCGTCGCCAACGCCGCGACAATCGGGCTCGCCGGTTCGATATCGAGAAAGCCCGCTTGGCTGGTGACGTTGGCATAGTCCCACGCGCCGGGGTTCTCCTGATCGCACCAAGCGAAGCGCCGGAACGAGCCGCCGTCGACCGTGCCGTCGGACGTTGAGCCGAAGATCATCAAAAAGCGTTCTTGCGTGACGACGAACAAGCGGCCCGCAGGGACCGGGCCCGCGCCAGCAGAGGCCGGTTGAACCACGGCGAGGCCACCGACGGCCGGGTCCCACATCAGCAAGCGCCCGTCGGGCGAGGTCATCGCGTAGAGGATCGAGCCGAAATTATCGAGGCTGAAAGCGTCGGGGATTTTGTCGAACGCTTGAATGGTCGGGATGGCGCGCGGCGTGCCGTAGTCGTCCTCGCTATAGTCCATGTCGCCATAGCCGCCGGTCCCCGGCGGTTGCGGCGGGACGATGCCGTCGGACGGCGTGATGTCGATGAGCGCGCCGCCCGTGTCGACGTAGAGGTTCGCCTCGCACAAGTAGGCGATGTGCAGGACTTCATCGAGGCCGTACCAGGAATGCACGCGCTTGCAGCGCGAAGCGAAGGCGTAATTGTACTGCGATTGGCCGCCGATGGGCGAGAGCTGGCCTTCGGTCCAGCGCACGCAATTGACTTCCGCCCAATTGCTCGAACGCATTTTCTTGGTCGGTTTGGCGACCACGCCGGGCGGAATTTCCAGCGGTTGGAACGGCGTGCTCATTGGTACTTGATGATGAAATTGATGCAGAGGTAGGGCGGCATGTTGTTGTGCGCCCCGCCGCTGCCAGCGACCTGGGTGGTCGAGAGGCCGGTGCCGGACGGGTTGTTCGACACGCTGATGTTGGCGTTGGCGGCTTGGAGGTTGGTTACGGCGGCCTGGATCGAAATGTTGGTGGTCGCCGCGTCCGTCTGGCTCCCTGTGATTTGCGGGTTCTGCGCCGCGAGCGCGAAAAATCCGTTCGCCAACCTCACCGTCCCGGTATGGACATGGCCGGGATCGTTGACGCCGTGCGTGTGGCCAGGATCGCCGTGCCCATGCGGCGACTGGTTGAAGTTGACGGAGTGATTATGCGCGACATCGACAATCGGGTGCGAGTGGACCGGCATTTCCGCAGCGGTGAGCGTGTGCGCCGCCTCGCCGCCGACCGCGCCAAGCGTGCCCCCGCCAAACGGAAAAGCATTGGCCAGAGGGGGCAGATTGAAATTCGAGCCGCTGCCGCCGTAGGTGTAGCCGATGACGGCGAACAAGGCCGCGTAGGCCGTGGTGTCGAGCGACGAGCCGTCGCAGATCAGCCAGTTCGTGGGCGGCGTCGCTGTAAACCATAGCGCGCCTGAACCGACCGACACGCCAGCCGACGAGGCGGTGAAGACCTGCGCGTCGATCAGGTCGAGGTCGGAATTGAGCTTCGCGCCCCAGGTCGCGGCGCTCGCCCCGACTTCCGGCTTAACCCAAGAATAGTGTGGGGTGAGGGTGTCAGCCATGTCACGGAACCCACATCGTCGAGGTTTTCAGCGCGCCATTGTGGGCGCCTGTCGAGGCGTCATGGGCCGTCGTCCCGGCCCCCTCGGTCAGCGCCACGCTCAATAGGGTGTTGGCGTCGATAGGCGGGAGCGCGGAAGGGGTGGAGTAAGTGGCGATGTAGGCGGCCGAGCGGACGACGCCATCCAACTGGAAGCGGCCCAAGCATCCCCTGAAATTGGCTTGAGGGTCGTCGACGACCTGATTGCCAAGCTCAAAGACTTGGCCCGCCCCAATGATCGTCAAGCCGCCCAACGTGTCGGATGCGACCGTCATCGTCTCAGGGACGCCATCGACGTAGATCTGACAACCCGACGCCAGGCCGCTGCCGCTATAGGAGGCGGCAAGGAAGTGCTTCCTCCCGTCGGCGACCACCGTCGAGCCGAACACGTCGATCCACTGCGCCCCCGGCACGCTGTGAATGATCCGTATTCGCAATCGTCCATCTGGACCGATTTCGAAGCCGTAGCCCTGATCGTTGGTTGCGGTCACGTTGACCTGAATGATGCATGACCCGGCGGGGGCCTGATACGCCTGCATGGCGGCGAACATCGTCCACGGCTGGGTGTATTCAAAGTCGAGGATGTTGCCGAAGCTGACGTTCTCGGAGATGCCAAACTGGACCCATGCCGCGCCGCTGTACGGGGTGGGGAAGCTGAGGGCCGGGAAAGCGGTGACTTGATTGGCGTCGATGGCGGTGCGGTCGGCGGTGGCCAGCGCAGCGGCGTAAGCGAACACTTCGCCAATCAGACCGTCACAGCCGAAGCCGGAGCCGGGGTGAGTGTAGCCGCCGATCTGCAGCGGCGTGGTCGCGGCCGAGTTGCTTCCGGCCCCGGTGTGGGTCTGGGTCCCGTTGACGTAGAGCGTCACCGCCCCCGATGCGCGCGAAACGACGACGCGGTTAGGCGATTGCGCATAGAGATTTGAAGCATCCGTCACCACGCCGCTCGCAGGCGTGAAATAAGTAAAAGCGCCTGGATTGCTGCCAGGGGTCAGCCCGTCTCCGGTGCCGTTGAGGGTCAGGAACCAGCCGTTTGTCCCATCGAAGCAGTTGACCGGGATTTGAGCGATATCGCTGGCGACATGAGAGACCACGCCAATCGTTTGGTCGCCGGTAAGCGCGAGCGGGCCAGCGGCGCTCAAGGTCTGTCCCAGGCCGGGGGAGTTCTGAACCTGACCGAGCGACAGATATGGCGTTCCGTCTATGAGCTGCAGTTGCGGCTGATTAAGCAGGGTCGCTTGTGAAACGTCGCGACCGTTGCCGCTTTGATCGTACCACTTGGGGACGAACAGTTGCGAGCCAGCGGCGAAGGCGGTGGCCGCCGCCATGTCGACCGTGCCGTTGAGAGCGAACCCGATGTCCAAGGTCGTGTTGTCGCTGGTGCGCCTGACGGTCAGGCATTTGCCCGCGTAGCCCGAACCCACCCGGCGCAGCGAATAGAGCGCGCTCAGATTGGCCGCCGGGAAGACGAACGGCTGCGCCAGAGCGATGGCGTTTGAATTGGCTGACGTGCTGCCGCCGCTGTTGGTGGCTGTGACCTCGCAACTCAACGAATGGCCTTGATCGGCTACGGCCGCCACATAGGTCGGCGAAGTCGCTCCGCTGATGGCCGTGCTGTCGCGCAGCCACTGATAGGCATAGCCGGTCGGGGCGTCGGTCCATGCTCCTTGGGTGCAGGTGAACGTCGCGCCCGCAAAGGGGAGGCCGCTTATGGCCGGGGTTGCCGTGTTCGTCGGCGCAAACCGGGAAATGGCGACAGAATTGGAGGTCGCCGAGACAATGCCGCCGGGACTGGACGCGGTGACGATGCAAGAAATCGATTGTCCATCGTCGGCGTCGACCGCCACATAGGTCGAGCCGGTGCCAATGTTGAGGACCCCGTTGCGCAGCCATTGGAAGGTGTAGGCGGTCGGGCTGTTGTCCCATGCCCCGGTCGAACAGGTCAGCGTTTGCCCGACCTTCGCAGTCCCCACCACGGCGGGCGGGGTCAGGCTTATCGGCGCCGGATAGGGCACGTTGACCGCAGTGGCGGTGGCTGACGTGGCGGCGAAAATGTTGATCGCCGAAACGACGCAGCGGATCGCGTGCAGGCTGTCGGCCAAGACCAGCGTGTAAGTCGAATGCGTCGCGCCGCCGATGTTCGCCCCGTCGCGCTGCCACTGATAGACGAAGGTTGTCGGGATGCCGTCCCAAACTCCGGCCGAGCAAGTCAGGATCTGTCCGACCGCAACAGTCCCAGAGATGACCGGGAGGGAAGTGTTGACGGGCGCGTTGGCGTCGCCGCTTGCGCATGCGCAGCCGTCGATTGGAACCCACAGATTGAGGATAACGGCGGTCATCCGAAGCCCCTCCTGCGCGGCATGGTGACGCGCGAGCCTGAGGCCTTGGAGCCGAGGTGGGCGGCGTTCAATTTCTGGATCATGTCCTCCGCGAGCTGCTTGGAGTTCGCGGCGTTCTGCTCCTCGCCGACGGCGTGCATGTACGCGTGCATCATCGCCGCGCTGAGATAGAGACTGGGGTATTTGGTGTAGACCCAGCTCGTCTGCGTGTCGGAGAAGACGGGGACTTCGCCATAGTAGGCGATCTTGAACTCGGTGCCGTCGACCGGGTCGGGCGTGCCGCCGAAGTACACCGTCGGGCCGACCATGGTGTAGTACATCCAGGTGCGGGGATCGCGCTGATTGAAGAACTCGTCGCGGGCCTTGTAGCGGGCGGGCAGGAAGCCATCGGCTCCGGCGTCGTTGGCGACGGTGACGAGATCCATCGCCAGCCAGTCGTCGGGCAACGGGGCGCAGCGGCAGGTGATGACGTTGTCGGCCCACTTCATCATCTGGCTGACGCGGAGTTCGGCGTTGATCTTCTCCTCGGCCATGCGCACGAACGAGGTGACGAGCGCCTGCGACCAGTCCTGGCGGTTCGACCACTCGGCGATCTGCGCGCAGAAGTCGGAGAAGTCGGTCATATGCGCCCCGTCGCCCACAAGATCAGGATGACGATGAGGATGATCCCGACGACCCCTATGCCGCCGTTGCCGTAGCCGTAGCCGTGCGGCCAGGGGGCAATCGAGCCGCCGCCCAGGCCGCCGAACAGAACCAGGATCAGGATGACGACGAGGACGAGGCCAAGCGGGCTCATGGGTTGTTCCTATTGCCGCCGAGCCAATGCGACATGACCATCCCGAAGCCTGCGGTCAGGCCGCCGACAACGCCTGCGGTGATTTCATCGGCGGGGATGGTGAAGAACAGGCAGAAAACGACGCACCCCATGAAGCTCAAGACGACGACCAGCGAGATGGTCAGCACGCCGCCGGTCGGGTCGAACTTGGATGCTACGACCAGCAAGACCGCCGTGAGCAGGGCGGCGAGTGCGAGCCCCAGCGACGCCGGGTAATCCAAGATCCTCGGCAGTGGCGGCGGGACGACGAGATCCTCCGGCCGCAGCGGATTGATCTGGGCTGGGGTCAGCGTCATGGCTTCGCCGTCGCCGCCGCGCCGATGATCATGTCCTTGATGTCGGCCGCATCGTAGCCCTCGGCCTGCACCTGGGGCTTGAGGTCGAAGATCACCTTGGCGGCTGCGCCCAAGAGCGCGTTGGGATCGTTGATCTTGCCCTGAACGAGGAGCTTGCCCGCTTCGGTGAGCGCCGCGCGGCGGATCGCCTCCTCGTTGCTGTCGCTCTCCTTGATGCCGAGGATGTCGCGCAGCCAGCTCATCGCGTAGAGGCAGAGGCCGGTCACCGCCGCGCATGCGATGGTGATGAGCAACGTCTGCAGCTCGTTGAGGATGCTTTCCATGTGATCAGCCTTTCGCTTTCCAGCGCGCGTAGGCGTTCGCCATCTTGGCGTCGTAGGCGTTCTGAGCGTAGGCGGGCCCGTTGTAGCCCTTCGCGAACACCGCCCACTGCTTGTTGCGCAGCGCGGTGTCGAGCTTGTTGGCCTTGATGAACTTGACGAAGGCGTCGAGGTGCGCCGCCGCGCCGCCGGTCCACATCGCGTCGACGAAGGCCTGCGAATTGTCGAAGCCGCAAGCCTTGTGGTTCTGGCCGAGGATCTGAAACGCGCCCCAGGAGCAGGCCTTGTTGGCCGCGTCCGCGTTGAGCTTGCGCGCGTCCTCGTAGCGGGCGTGCTGGGCCGCGCCGGTCGCGCCATAGAGCTTCTGGTTCCAGGTCGGCGACGAGAGCGCGACGCCGCGCCGGTCCTTGGCGTGCGAGTGCTTGCCACCCGTCTCTTTGTGGAAGATGTGGGCCTCGTAGAGGATCGCCGGTCGGCCATCGGGCAGGAACCCGGCCCCGGCCGCCTCGACCTCGGCGACGGCGCGGATCGCGGCGACCTCGACGTTCAGCTCCTTGGCGGCGCGGGCGAAGTCGGCGTCGGTGAGGGTGTTGCTCATGCCATCTCCCACACTATATTGGGGGATTGAGTTAGACCGGGTGCAACATGGATGAGTTTTCCCCCGACGACGCCTACGAGGTCGAGGTCCACAAGGACCCGACCGGCGATTGGCTGCGCGTGTTCCGCAATGGTGCGATGGCTATCGGATGCCTGCCCGTCGCCCGACTGATCGCGAACCCGCAGGTGCGCAGCGTCCTCGAGGAGCTGGTCAAAGCCGAGGGCATCCCGTTCCGGTCCTGGTACGAGGAGATGTCGCGAGACGACGGCCCTCATGAGCCCAGCTCCCCTGGCTGAAGCCACTGATTGGGGTCATAGGTCGGATAGACCTGCTGCCCTGCGGGGCTCTGCGAGAACTGCTGCATGAACGGGCTTGGGCCGCCCCCGCCGGTCAGGAGCGGATGCTTGCCCTGCCAGAAGTCCGCCTCAGTCTGCTGCGGGCTCTTGCCCATGCGCATGGCGGTGTTGTTGATGCGGTCCTGCCAGAGCTGGAGCCACGTCGCCGTGTCGTCGGTCTTGAGCCCAGTGAGCGGGCCGTTGCCGACCCAGCCTGAGGCCTGCGCCTGCGCGGGCGCCATGCCCGCGTCCTTTCCGAGGCCCTTGTAGTACTGCTCCAGCGCCGGATACTCGTTGGCGTTGGGCATATCGGCCCACAGGCTTGGGTCCTTGACCGCGTCGGCCATGGTCAAGTTGCCAGCCTTGAAGTCCTTCTGCGCGGCTCCAGTGAGGAAGCGCGGGTCCTGCGACATCATGGCGGGCGCTTTGAAGGCGTGCCGGTCGACCGCCACCGGGTCGTAGTTGCCCATCAGTCCTTGAGCGAACGAAGGCGGCTTGGGGTTATTGACGGGGTCGTAGCCCGCCCCGCCCTCACTGAGCTTCTGCACGTTGAGCTGGTGAGTTTTCTGCGCCATCGCCCCGTAGGGTTCGGGCGTCGGGTCGCCAACGGTTGGAGGGGCGATGCCGTTCTTCTCGCGCCAGTAGTAGTAGCTCGCCGTGCGCATGTTCTGCGGCACCGGGTTCACGTTGCTGGTCGCGCCCATGAAGTCCTGGAGCCGACCGAAGGCCGCGCGTCCCGCGTCCTCGCCGCCGAGCGCATCGGTGGCGCCCTTGATCGCGGGCTGGCTGTTGTACCAGGGCATGCCCACGTCGGCGCCGCTCTGGATGCCCTTGAGCATCTGGGCCCGCACGTCGGGGTTGGCGACGAGGTCCTGCACGCGCTGCGACGCGCCCTTCGGTGGATTGAAGCGCGGCAGGTCGAACTGCGGCACGTTGGGGACCTCGCGCAGCGCGGGGTCCTTGAAGTCGTAGAGGTCGGGGTAGCCGGGCGGCCCCGCCAAGGTGAGGCCCGCGACTGGGCCGCCCTCCCACTGCTGCTTGTCTGGGTTCCAGGTGACCTTGGGCGCGGCGGCGGCTTTGGCGGCGTCGGCGGCCTTGCCTGACGCGATCTCCTCTGCGGTCTTGGGGCCGCGCGACACGCCCATCGACAGCGCGCCCTCTGGCGTTCCCCCGCCGAGCGGGCCGCCGCTCACAAGGCCCGCCAGCCCCATGACGCGGCTTTGCGTCGCCGGGTCCGACATCGAGGCGTTGCCCTGCGCCACATCGCCGACGACGTTGAACTTATCGCGAAGCCAGTTGAGGGCGTTCGCTCCTTCGTCAGTGGCGGCTGAGGCAATCCGCTGCGGCATCGAGGCGCGCGGATCGGCCGGGCCGACCGGAGGCGCGTCCCAGTCGATCTGCGGCTGCTGCCGTTTGCGCGGCGGCAGGTTGCCGAACATCATGTCGTCCCAGCCCGCCATCAGACCTGCCCCTGCCAGATGCGGAAGGGCGCGGCCTCGGAGCTGTTGAGCCACCGGGCCCAGGTGGGCTCGTCCCACTGCTCGCGGACGCTGCGCTCGTAGACCTCGATGGGGATGCGGGCGAGGAGCTTGTTGACGCCGTTGTGCGACATCGTCTCGCGGTCGCGCTCGATGCTGTCGATGATCGGCTCGATGTCCTGCTGGGTGTGAACAGTGAAGTCTTCGGGACGCTCGTCGTCGGTGATGAGCGTGCGCCGCACGCCATCCGCCCACTCGCGGTACGTCGTGCGGCGCTCAGTCACTTCTTGATGCCGTTGAACAGGATGTGCGCCAGGGGGTTCCTCATTTCGAGGCCCCACTCGCACACGATCATGCGCGTCTCCGCGTCGCCGACGCGGGCCATCAGGAACTGCCGGAAGGCGCGGAAGAAGGCGACGGCGGCGTAGTCGGGATCGATCAGGAGCCCGACATCGGGGGCGAGCCAGCGCGATGGCGCGACCTTGATGCGGCCGAAGTCGGTCGCGATCACGTCGATGGTGCTGACCACCTCGGTCTTGCCGACGAGGACCTGGGTGGTCGAGCGGCCGACGAACGTGCTGATGGTGCGCTTCGGCCCCGGCGGCACGATCCACATCGATGGCGAGCCGCCATTTTGATAGGCCTGCTGCATCGCGTCGCCGAGCATTTGCTCGGTGATCGACACCTGGGACCCCGACACCACGGCGGGGAAGGCGTCGGTGGCCGCCACCGGCACGCCGGTCGTGACGGTGCCGGGCGCGATGGCCGCGTTGACGTTCGAGTTCTTGTCGACGGCGCGGCCGAGCCAGTGGGCGAACGCCTCGGTCGTGCGCGGGGTGGTGGTGTAGTTGGCCGAGGTGTCGGCGCTGCGGGGCTGACGAGAGCAGAGGATGCTCTCCATGTCGGACTTCAGCACCTTGGCGGCGAGGGCCATCTGGTGGGCCATTTCGCTGCCCTTGCCCGCCGCGTCGCTCTCCTCCTGCGAGCCAGAGACGCTGGCGTCGCGTTCGGAGATCTGGGTGATGTTGTTGCGGCGGATCGTCGGCTGAGACGGGCCGTTGCTGAGTTGGAAGCCTTCCAGTTGGGCATTGGCAAGATTAACGAGCGGCAGGAACTCAGTCTGCCAGTCGAAAAGCCTGTTCTTTACGTTGCGACGCCGAATAGCAGACATGACCGGCGTGTCGAACGGGTCGATGTTGTAGATGGCGTTGCTTAGGTCTTCACGGTTTGCTTGCGCGTTGTAGGTCGTAAAGGCGTTTGTGACGATAGCCACAGCGGTGATCCTTTCGGGCATGGGGGAGCCGCCAGCATAGGGCTGGTCGATTTGGCTCTAGCCCGAAGGTCTAGACTATATGCTCTAGTCTAATGACTAGACGTAGCTCCGGTTAGACCGGGCTTATAGTTAGCGGCGGTGGCCCAGGAACTGAGCCATCACCGCTGCCGCATCGTCGACGCGGCCGGTGGCCGCGAGCCGTTTCTGGGCATCGTTCATCGAGCGCGCGGCGCCGTTGCCGACGCGCGGGGCCGAGCCCGGCTGGAGCGCGCCGCCGCGCTCCGGCTGAACAGGGAAGGGTTTGTTGGCGACCATCTTGTCGTACTTCGACGCCTTCAACAGGACCGACAGCATGCGCTCGTCGTAGGTGGTGCCGATCTCGTCCTCGCTGAAGCCGTGCGAGGCGGCGGTGCGCCGCATCGCGCCGATGGCGTTGTCGACCTCGGTCTGGTTGGCGAGCTTGTTTCGGGCGCGGAATTTGTCGAACTCGGCCCGCGCGTAAGCGGCGGTGCGCTGGGCGTTGTCGTTGTAGGCTTCCTGCTGCGCCTGGGCGCGTCGCTGGCGGATCTGGTTGAGCGTGCCGTAGACGGCCTTGTAGTTCTGTTCGAGCTGGCGGGCGGCGGCTGGGTTCTCCCGGTAGAGCTGGTCCCAGTCGGGCTCCTTGGGGATCAGCGCGGCGAACTCCTGCTCCTGGCGCTCGCAGAGCTGGATGTAGGCCTCGCGGGTGTGGTTGGCCTGGGCGCCGCGCTCGTCGATGGTCTTGGCGACCTCGACCATCTGGCGCATGCGATGGTTGAAGGTCTCTTCGCGCTGGTAGCCGCG